AAAACCGATGAGGAAATATTAAGGGAAAGAAATGAAGCTATTAATATAGTAAAAGATATAGTCGGAGAAGAAGTTGAAGTATTAGAAACATTCTTTGATGATTTTGGGCCAGATAAAAAACCATTGCATTATTTAGCTAAATCATTAGAATACTTAGCAGAAGCAGATATAGCCTATTTTGTTCCAGGGTGGGAAAACGCGAGAGGATGTAAAATAGAACATCAATGTGCAGTAGAATATGGAATAGAGAGAATTGAATAAAATTTGGAGGCGCGGGAAATGATAACGGAAAAACAAAAGGATTATATATTATACCTATATGAAGAAATAGGTATGGAACCAGAAGAAGACTTAGATAATTTAACAAAACAACAAGCCAGTAATTTAATAGAAGAATTAAAACAAATCAAAGAAGAAATAAGTTAAAGATAGAAAGGAGGATAAGAGATGGCAAGAACAGCAAGTAAAGATACTTTAACAAAACCACAAGAAATATTTATACAGGAATTGTTAAAAGGAAATACCCAAAGACAAGCTTATCTAAAAGCTTATCCTTCAAGAAAGAAATGGAAGGAAAATAGCATAGATGCAGCTGCAAGTACATTGTTCAAAAATGATAAGGTTCGTAAAAGGTACGAACAACTTTTAAACAAGATGAGAGAAGAAGAAACAAAGAAGACAATGTGGACAAGGGAGCAATCCATTGAAACATTACGTTATGTTATAGATGTAAACAAGAAGGATTTAGAACGAATAAACAAGGCTTTCGAGGAAGAGTTAGAAGCGTTACAAAAGCTTATGCAAGAAGACCCAGAGAAAGCCCCTCAGTATTTAAAAGAGATACTTAAACAAAGAAAGTTAAGAAGAGCATCTAAAGTAAACAATCAAGGTATTATCGATGCTGTAGCAGAATTAAACAAGATGCAAGGATTTAACGAAGAAACAATAAACATGAATGGAATTGTTGTATTTACAGGGGAAGAGGAGCTTGAGGATTAAATAACTAAAAGGGCGGCGAATAGATGAGCAGAGTTGTAGGAGTGATTAGTGAATATAAAATACTACAGAATGAGAGAGATTATGTAGTAGTAAATACTAATGGAAAGTATGAAAATCATGGACACTTTAAAAAGCTATCCACCTGTTATGTTATTATTAGACTATTACAAAGAAAAACAATCCCAAACAAACCATTTATGATAGAAGCGGCAAAACGAATAACAACAGACTCTGCATATAAGGAAGCCTTAACAATTAAACAAAAGAAAAATAAACAAAGACAGAGATATTTCAATTCAAGTAAAGGGGTGAGGAAGAGGTAATGGGATATGCAGTATGTTTATTTGTAGGAGCCTTAATTGGAATTATAACAATGTCTCTTGTTTCTATATCAAGGAATGATGACCATGAGTGAATTAAAAATTAAAAAAAGCTTACCTGAATTAATAGGTAAAGGATATAAGAAGTTTTGGAATTTCAAAGGGCGTTACAGGGTAATTAAAGGAGGTAGAGGTAGTAAGAAGTCTACAACCGCCTCTTTCTGGTTTCCATATAATATGATGAAGTACTGGCACACTTATGGATTAAAACCTTGTACACTAGTAATTAGAAGGTATTACAATACGCATAGAGATAGTACCTTCGCTCAACTTAAATGGGCTATAAATAGAATGGGGGTTTCCCATCTATGGAAAGCTACAAAATCACCTCTTGAACTTACCTACATACCTTCAGGACAAAAGATAATGTTCAGAGGATTGGATGACCCGCAGTCCATAACATCTATTACAGTAGAAGATGGAGAGCTCTGTTGGGTATGGTGGGAAGAAGCATTCCAATGTACAAACGAAGAAGATTTTAACAAAGTTGATATGTCTATTAGAGGTGAAATGCCTGAACCATTATTTAAACAGCATACCTTTACGTTTAACCCTTGGAGTGAAAAGATATGGCTCAAGGGACGTTTCTTTGATAAGGTGGGAAAAGATGAAGTAAGTAAAGATGGAGATATATTAGCACAAACAAAGACTTATCATTGTAATGAATTCCTTGGAGAAGACGATATCCGAATATTCGAAAAGATGAAAGAAGAGAATCCTCGAAGATATAGTATAGAAGGACTTGGAGAATGGGGTATTGCAGAAGGACTTGTATTCGAGAATTGGGAGGAACTTGACTTCGATGCTGAGTATATGAAACGTCAACTTGATAGAGACGGCTCCCCTAAATATAGACAACTTCACGGAATTGACTTTGGATACACAAATGACCCAACAGCCTTTATAGCATTACTGGCAGATGAGAAAGAGAAGAAGATATTCATCTATGACGAAGTGTACAAAACTCATATGAAGAACAAGGATATATATACAACATTAAAGTATAAGGGATTTGAAAAAGCAAGAATATGCGCAGACTCGGCAGACCCTAAAACAATTGATGAATTAAAAGACCTTGGATTATATAGAATGTTCGGAGCAAAGAAAGTCAAAGGCTCAGTTAAAGCAGGAATACAAAAGCTACAAGACTACAAGATATATGTTCATCCATCCTGTGTTAATACTATAGTAGAATTAAGTAACTATGTATGGGCAACAGATAAGGATACAGGGAAGCCAAGCACCGACCCAATAGATGAGTATAATCATTTAATGGATGCCCTGAGATATGCTACTGAAGAACTGAATTCTACTAACTTTAGTTGGTAATTCAGGCGACCTAATATATGAGAAGGTCAATAAAAACCTTGTAAAAGCGATTGTACAAAACCATATTTTCACTTATTATAGTAAATATATGTCAATGTCCTATATTATAATAGAATAAACGAAAGGGGAGGTAAAAACATGATATTCCAAGATTTCCAAAGAGCGGTCAATATGGACATAAGGTCTGGAATAACTCAATTAGCATCATTGCAGAAACCTCATGAAGATTTCCTATACGCTAATATAAATGAATGGTTATCAAGCGATAAAAGAAAATTAATGTTAACAGCTCAAGATTACTACAAAAATGATAATGATATCAAAGAACGCAAAAGATATTATATAGATAGGAAAGGGGTTAAGCAAGAGGTAACCAATCTATCTAATACTAAATTAGCGCACCCATTTATGAGAAAACTTACAAACCAGAAAGTAAATTATTTATTAAGTAAAGAATTAGCAATACAATCAGATGATGAAAAGTTTAATGATTTAGTAAGCACTTATATTGATAAGAAGTTTCTCAGGATGTTGAAGAATGTAGGTAGGGATGCAATAGTAAATGGCATTGCATGGCTCCAAGTTTATTACAACGAAAAAGGGGAATTAAAGTTTAAACGTATACCATCAGAAGAGATTATTCCATTCTGGGCAGATGCAGACCATACAGTGCTGGAAGGAATAATAAGAGTATATTCTATTACCAGGTATCTACCAGATGGCGTACAAAAGGAAATAAAGAAGGTAGAATATCATACCACTCAAGGCGTTTGGTATTATGAAATGGGAGATAAAGGATTAAAGCCAGACCCGGACAAACCACGAACTGTAAATGGACATTTCATTATCAAGGAACCTCAAAAGGATGAAAATGGAAACATTAAGATAGATGAAGAAGGAAATGAGTTATATAATGAAATAGCTGCAGTGTGGGAGAAAGTACCATTTATAGGATTCAAATACAATGCAGATGAAATTAGCTTACTGAAATGGATAAAACCATTAATAGACGACTATGACCTAACTACATCAGATACTTCAAACAACTTACAAGATATACCAAATAGTATAAAAGTGGTTAAGAACTACGATGGAACAGATAAAGGTGAATTTACTCAAAACCTTGCAACATTCAGGACAGCATTTGTTTCCGGTGATGGAGATATGAAAACAATTGAAACAAATATGGATGTAGCCGCAATAGATAGTCATCTAAATAGATTAAGGAAAGATATATATGAAGCAGGAAATGGAGTAGATACACAAGAGGTAAGTATAGGTAATGCATCAGGAGTAGCGTTAAAATTCAGGTATGCAGACCTTGATACTGATACAGATGATTTAGCGGCAGAGTTTACGGCGTCATTGGAGGAAGTGCTTTGGTTCATTAAAATAGATATGTTGAACAAAGGAGTTGGAGATTATTTAGACCTTGAGGTAGATATTATATTTAATACTGATATGATAATCAATGAATCCGAAACAATCGCAGATGCAGGAAATAGTGTAGGAATTATTAGTGAAGAAACAATAATAGCAAACCATCCATGGGTAACAGACGTGCAAGCCGAATTAGATAGAGTTAAAAAAGAGAAGGAAGAAAAGATGAATGGAATGATGGAAGCCTTCAAACAACAAAACCTTGACTATGGAACGGGAGAGGAAACAGATGAAGGAGCCCCTGAAGGTGGTGAAGAATAATGCCAACGCTACCGAGTAAAGAGTATTGGGAAAGACGCTCAGAGCTAACACTAATACAAAATGAAAAATTAGCCCTACAATATGAGGAAGACTTAAAGAAAGCCTACCAAGCTACTATTAAACAAATTACTAAAGAAATAGAAGCATTTTATGGGAGATATGCAAAGGAGAATCAGATTACTTTATTAGAAGCTCGTAAAAGGCTTACACCTAAAGAATTACTCGACTTTAGCCAGCATGCGAAGATATATTTAGATGAAGTAGAAAAATTAGGCGACAAGGCCTTTACAGCGGAATACAAAGCTTATCTGAAAGAGTTATCCGGAAGAGCTTATGTAAGTAGAATAGAAGAGTTAATTACTAATATTAGACATAATATAGAAACTCTTTCTACTGGCTATAACATAGGCCTTGGACAAATATTAACTGAGGCATATCAAGATGGATTTTACAGAACAATGTTTGATATTCAAAAGCAAGCAGGCTTCGGGATAAGCTTTACCACTCCCGGAGGTAAACAGCTTGAAATGGCCATAAGAGAAAGATGGCTGGGACAGAATTATAGTGATAGAATATGGGCAGATAAGAACAAGCTAATTATTCAACTTGAGCAAATGCTTTCCCAAGAGTTTGTAAGAGGAAGAGGCCCAAAGGAAGTAGCTAAGGATTTCTCAGATAAGATGCAAACCAGCTATTACAACGCTCAAAGGCTTATTCGTACAGAGCTTAATTATATTAGTAATAAGGGAAGTATAAAAGCCTATGAGGAAAGTGGGGTTGTAGAGAAGTATCAATATCTTGCTACATTGGATAGTCGAACATCCGATATATGTAGGGAATTGGATGGGAAGATATTTGAACTAAAGGAAGCCAAGGTAGGGGTCAACCTCCCTCCACTTCATCCACATTGTAGGTCAACAACAATTCCATATTTCGAAGATAATGAAATAGAGGATAGAGTTGCAAGGGATAAAGACGGGAAAGGGAAATCGTATAAACTTGGAAAAGATGTTACATTCTTTGAATGGGTAGAGCAATATGGAAGTCCAGAATTCAAGAAACGTGTACAAGAACAAAGAAAGCGATTTCTTGATATGGATAAGAAACCAAGAACTAAAAAGAAACAAGAAGGTGAGGTGGATAACAAAAAAGAGTAATACAAAAATTATTATAGTAACAAGTAACAATAACAATGTAAAATAATAATAGGTGCATCGAGGACGAAACCTCGGAAAAAAGCGTAGCACGAAAGGAGAATGGTAACAATGACAAAGGAACAATTATTAGCCGCAGGGTTCACAGAGGAACAAGCAACAAATATCTTAAAACTTCACAAGGAGGCGATTGATGGTAATTATGTACCCAAACATCGTTTTGATGAAGTGAACACAGAATTAAAAACAACTAAAGAGCAGGTAATAGAAAGAGATAAGCAGATTACAGAATTGAAGAAATTCGAAGGTGATTCCAAAGCATTACAAGAAAAGATTACAGCTCTTGAAAATGAGAATGCTGCAAAGGATAAAGAATATAAAGCTAACCTTGCTCTTGAAAGAAAGAAAAATGCAATCAGATTAGCCCTGCTCGAAGATGAAAACGGAAAACCTCACGATGTAGATATGGTTATGGGGCTCTTCAATTTAGAGCAGGTAATCATAGATGAGGCAACCGGGAAAATCATTTCAGGATTTAAAGAACAGAATGATGCAATTCGTAAAGAAAAGGCATTCTTATTCAGTTCTAAAGAAGATACCGATAAGGGCGGCGATGGTAAACCTGTGGGATGGAAACCAACCGGAACACCTCCGGCAGATGGTGACAAAGGCAGTAAAGGCGGAGACCCTTCGGTATCTTATGGGAAGAGCTTGGCACAGATTAAACTTGGTATGATGGGTATCAAACCAGCCGGAGCAGATGGCTCAGGTAATCAAAATTAAATTAATTAAGGAGGAAAACAATTATGGCAATGAAGATGAAACAAACAGAATACGGAGCGCCAACAAAACAAATCTTGGCAATCCCAAACCATTATGTAGCACTTGGATTCAAACATGCGAAAGCAGATGCAAATACACCGGGACTTGCTACATTGGTAGATGGAAGATATGTAGTAAAGGCAGGTACAATCTATCCTGCGAATGATGCAACCGCAATCGGCGTTATACTCAATGATTATGATGTGACTGATGGAGATGCTATGATGGCAGTGGTAATACATGGTTTCATCAAGACGGCAGCTATTCCTGCAGTTCCTTCATCAGATGCAATCGCAGCAATGAAGCAAATCACATTTGTACCATTTATAGCTTTGAATATGTCATTTGAACCTACATTAGCTACTGCCGTTGATGGTGGTGGATTAAATGATATTGTAGGAGTTGCTTCTTTAAGTCTTGTAGGAGCTACATTCAGACCAGAGGCAGCAGATAAAGCTAATATAGCAACTAATTGGACTATTACTGATACCGCAGATGCTGATATTGATGAAATTACTTTGAGTCCAGATATGAAGACAGCTACCTTTAAGCTTAAATTTGCTTCAGGAAAATCTGCATTCACGACAGGTAATTTGACAGTTCTGCCAAAAGCTAATATTATTAGCACAGGCAAGACTTTAACAACCGCAGCAAAAGTGTTTGAAGTAACAGCTAGTTAATTGAGAATAATAATAAGGAGGAAATAAGAATATGAAATCTATATATGAAATCTTTGAGAGTAAAGCAATTGCCTCTTATTGGACTGATGTTAATGCTAACATGCAAGACCCAATGATTGGTACAAAATACTTCCCAGTTTCCAAACAGACTGGATTAACCCTTGGATGGATTAAGGGTAGAAATAACTTGCCAGTAGCATTACAGCCTGCAGCATTTGACACTAAGGCTCCATTGAGAGATAGAATTGGTGTTAAGGAATTAAGTACTGAAATGCCATTCTTCCGTGAAGCAATGAGAATTGGTGAAAAAGATAGACAGGATATTGAAACACTACTGGCTAAAGGCGAACAATTTGCACAGCCTACAATCATGAGAATCTTTGATGACATAAAGAATCTTGTAGATGGTGCAATGGTACAAGCCGAGAGAATGAGAATGGCCCTTCTTTATAGCGGCAAGATTGGTATTACAGCTACTGCTGAAAATGGTAGAGATATTGCTTATAATTATGACTATGACGTTGATGGCGAATGGGCTGCTAATAACACTGTAGAGTTGTTAGTCGGAGAACAATGGACAGTAGCTGATAAAGCAACTTCTAATCCAATTGATGTTCTATTAGATGCAGTAGAGAAGATGGCAGAGACCAAAGGCGTCAGACCTGTAGAAGTACTTATGAATACGACTACGTTTAAGGGTATGATTGCATCTGAGTCGATTGCTAAAGCAATGAA